ACCTGATGGCCGCGCCCGGAGGACCCCCCCCCCCTTTAGCTTTTGTCTGGGGTCCCACCATTTATTTTTGTCGGCCAATGATATTTGGCCCTGAAAGCTTAATTATTTGAAATTTGAATATATACTTGGGCTCCAAGTTTTGACGCGTAGCAATATGTGGGATCCTTTAGTTAATGAGTTTCCTGACTCCGTGCATGGGTTTAGATGCATGCTTGCTATTAAATATTTGCAGGCTATTGAGGAAACATATGAGCCCAATACTTTGGGCCATGATCTAATTCGTGATTTAATCTCTGTTATTAGGGCTCGTGACTATGTCGAAGCGACCAGGCGATATAATCATTTCCACTCCCGCCTCGAAGGTGCGTCGAAAACTGAACTTCGACAGCCCATATGCCAGCCGTGTTGCTGTCCCTATTGTCCAAGGCACAAACAGACGTCGAGCATGGACTTACAGGCCCATGTACAGAAAGCCCAAGATGTACAGAATGTTCAGAAGCCTTGATGTTCCTCGTGGATGTGAAGGGCCATGTAAGGTTCAGTCCTATGAACAGAGGGATGATGTTAAGCATACTGGGATAGTTAGATGTGTGAGTGATGTTACACGTGGTCCTGGTATCACTCATCGTGTCGGGAAGAGGTTTTGTGTTAAGTCTATATATATTTTAGGTAAAGTGTGGATGGATGATAACATTAAAAAACAGAATCATACGAATCAAGTTATGTTTTTTTTAGTGCGTGATAGACGCCCATATGGCACAAGCCCACAAGATTTTGGACAGGTGTTTAATATGTTCGATAATGAGCCTAGTACTGCGACTGTGAAGAATGATTTGAGAGATCGATATCAAGTGTTGCGTAAGTTCCATGCAACTGTGGTTGGTGGTCCCTCTGGCATGAAGGAGCAGTCTTTGGTGAAGAGGTTTTTTAGGGTTAATAGTCATGTGGTGTATAACCACCAAGAAGCTGCTAAGTATGAAAATCATACGGAAAATGCTTTGTTGTTGTATATGGCATGTACTCATGCGTCAAATCCTGTGTATGCTACTTTGAAAATACGCATCTATTTTTATGATGCTGTGACGAATTAATAAATAAGAAATTTTATTTCATGACTCTCTTTAACCTCGAGAGTATTTGGGAATACATTGTATAAAACATGATCGACTGATCTAATAACATTGTTAATTGAAATAACTCCTAAGTTATCTAAATATCTGATAAGCTCAGATTTAAAGGCTGTTAAGAAACGACCAGTCTTCGTCTGTGATCTCGTCCAGACCTTGAAGTTGAGAAAACATTTGTGAATCCCCAATTCCTTCCTGAGGTTGTGGTTGAATCGGATTTGGATTGATATTATGTCGTGGTTGCTGTTGAAGGGTCTGGACAGGTGGTCTGTTATCCTGAAATATAGGGGATTTGTTATCTGCCAGGTAAAAACGCCATTCTGTGCCTGAGGAGCAGTGATGATATCCCCTGTGCGTGAATCCATGGTTGGTGCAGTTAATATGCATATAATATGAGCAACCGCAATTAAGATCTATCCTCCGTCGTCTGATAGTCTTCTTCTTGGGACCTCTGCGTCTCACTTGTGGTATTTGGTGAGAACAATGGCTCTGTGAGTGTGATGAATGTTGCATTCTTGATTGCCCAGAGTTTGAGGGAAGCATTTTTGTCCTCGTCGAGGTACTCTTTATATGATGATGTTGGACCTGGATTGCAGAGGAAGATAGTGGGTATCCCGCCTTTAATTTGAATTGGCTTCCCGTATTTTGTGTTGCTTTGCCAATTTTGCTGGGCCCCCATGAATTCTTTAAAATGTTTTAGATAATGCGGGTCTACGTCATCTATGATGTTATACCAGGCATCATTGCTATAGACTTTATTATTGAGATCCAGGTGTCCACATAGGTAATTATGTGGACCTAGAGAACGTGCCCAAACAGTTTTACCTGTACGACTATCACCTTCAATAACAATACTTTGAGGTCTCAATGGCCGCGCAGCGGGACTCTTAACATTTTGGGAAGCCCAGTCTTGGATTATTGTTGGGACATTAGTGAAAGTAGATATATGGAAAGGAGAGACATATGGTTCGAGGGGTTTTATAAACTCCCTCTCCAAATTACTTACAATATTGTGCCTCTGCAAGATGAATGTCCACGGCTGTCGTTCTTTGATTATTTTTATAGCACCCTCGGCAGAACCTGTGTTTAAGGCCTCTGCGCCCAAGTCGTTAAGATCCTGCTTGCCTCCTCTAGCAGATCTGCCGTCGATCTGATATTCTCCCCAGCTGGTTGTGTCGCCGTCCTTGTCGATATAGGACTTGACATCTGAGCTTGATTTAGCTCTCTGAATGTTTGGATGGTAATATGCTGACCTGGTTGGGGATTCCAGGTCGAAGAATCTCTGATTTGTGCAGTTGTATTTGCCCTGGAATTGAACCAGGGCATGCAGATGAGGTTCCCCAGATTCGTGTAGTTCTCTACACACTTTTATGAATAACTTGTTGACAGGTGTTGGTTTTGCTTGTAATTGAGAGAGTGCCTCATTTTTATCTAATGGGCAGTTTGGATATGTAAGGAAATAATTTTTGGCGTTAATGCTGAAGCGACCTGCTCTAGGCATGGCTCTCTCGAAATGGAGGGCACCTAAAACTCATATCAATCGGTGGAACGGAGGGCAACTTATACTTGCCCTCTAATAGCTTTAATTTGAATTTCGAATCTTTCCCGCCTAGCGGCCATCAGTATAATATT